TGTATAAATAAAAGATAATGCATAAATTAAAATCAATTAGAACTAATTTTGTTAATGGTCAAGAGTTCGCTATTTCAAACCCACACGACACAATACAACGAAAGTTTGTTAAAGGAACGCAGTGGAACAAGGCAGGTGTTCAGCATATTATTGATTTACAAAAAGAATATAACTTAAAACATTTGTTAAACATTGGAGCCCATATGGGGTCAATATCTATTCCATTATCGAAAGTTTTTAATAAAGTCACTTCCGTAGAACCGTATCCACCTAATTGGCAATGGTTACAATATAATATTGGCTTAAACAATATCACTAATATCGAAAGTCATCATTATGCATTAGGAAATAGTAATGAAACAATTTATTTTAGTAATATTACTTGTCCATTACGCAATAACAGCGGCGGCGTACATAGTCTTACACAATCAGATATTGATAACAAACGAAAATACGGGCAACAACATAGCACTTCGTATTCTAATCAAATACACAAGCTCGACGAAGTTAATATAGATAATTTTGATATTATAGTAATGGACGTTGAAGGTACTGAATGGGAAGTAATCGACGGAGCTCTTCAAAAAATTAAATCTAACAAGCCTTTTATAATAACAGAAATATGGAGTAATAACAAACGTAAAAGTGAAAGATTAGGTAGTACAAGAGAACAAATGATAGAAAAGATTGAAAGTATCGGTTACCAATTATATCATTCAAAGAAAGATGACTTTTATTTTAAACCTTGTTCTGTCGCTTAAGAGCTTTTTGTAATCCATATTTGCGGATATCGCCGCTAAACAAGTGCAACTCCATAGCTTTCTTTTCGTTTGTAACAATAATACTCTGAGTGTCTAAGTAGTACGGACAGTCAATAAAGTTGTCCATCCATATAATAGTATTAGTTGTTAGATCAAACCCTCTCGGAAATGGCACTTCATACGTACTTAACTCTATTTCTTCAGTAATGAATCGAAATCCTTCAGTAGTTAATCTAAGGCCGCCGACATCTTTTACCCGAGTATTCTTCCACCAAATTGGTAGATGTTCTTTTACTGAAAGAACACTAATACTCTTATTTGATGATTTAAGAAATATCTTAGTATAAGTTTCTTTCCAATTCATTCCAGTATTGTTTCACCTGAAGTAAGTTTAACTACAGTGAATTCATCGCTATTAAATAAATTGTTTAATTTTTTAGCAAGGTTATGTGCATGACCAGGATTAGAAAAACTAGTCTTCTTATACTTAGGACCTGGATAGCTCGTAAGCATGTTTGCACTTTTAAGATTAAATGGTTGATCCTGAAAAAATACAGCCCAAATAGCGTCAGACTGTAAGATTTGTTCGGTCTTATAAGTCTTTTTATCTACAAACTCTTTTAATACAGTTGGTTTTGGCCTGCTCATATATGCGTATCCTCTAGTTAACTACGCATATATTTATCTCTTTTTTAAAGTAATATTACCACTTATTTCCGCCGTCCATATTAATCTGTATTACATCATCTGCACCACTGTTCTTTCGTGCAAGTATTTGTTCTAGATCACCGTTCAATCTAGACATTACTTCGCCTAGTGTAAATGCTAGTCGCCGAGCTTGATCAATGTTAAGTTTAACTTCTCTTTGATTACTTGCATCTGCGCTCTTTACTTGACTAATAAATTGTTGTATAGGATTAGTATTTAAGGGTTCAACGGTTGACACGTGATAACTCCGTTCTCATTTCTATCTCAGTTTTGAATGGACCTTTAGTTGTATAACGTTCAGCCGTAATAAGTTTAGGGCAAAAACTTTTAACCCATCCTTTATCAAATTTAATAATATAGTAGCCTGCACAGTATAAACTTTTACTTTTGTCACTCTTAGTAAATAGTGGAAGTTTGCGTTTTACATCAAACATTGGATTATACGGTACTGAATTAGTTGCATATCCGTATATTTCTTTTGTAGTTGTTTCTGTTATTTCTAAATCAGTCCACTTTAATTTTTTATCAAGTGCTTTATTAAGAGATAGTTCGTTCTGATAAAACTTAGTACCAGTTGGAGTACTTAATATGTATTGATCTTCATTTAAACTAATGGTGCCAAATTTTACACCTTTGTCTTCAACAATCCAAAATTTGTTCTTTAATATTTCTTTTGCATTCATTTAAGATACCTCGCTTGTAATGATGGCGCATAATATTGCGCCTGGTCTGCAACTCGTTGCATATCCCACTTTGCACAAAACTTCATAAGACGCATGCCAACTTGACTAATGTCCTTAGGTTCTACATTTGCAATAGTTGTATCAATAATCTCTCTAATGTCTGCAGGCTGTGCAGTCAAGTCACACAATACAACATTGCGATTATAATCATCTAGTACACGATGTTCTACGCCTTCGTGATCAGTCCAGCGTTGCAGCATCATGTTATTCCAGTTGTAGCCTTTAGTGCCTTTATCTTCGTATGCTTCAATAAGACCAACTTTGTTCTTAGTGCCTTTCTTGCGTACACCAGGGTAAGCACTAAACACGTTATCACTAGTATCGCCGCGCATACACTTTTCAAACAACATAAAGTCAGGTTGCGGAGCAGGCTTTGCTTCTTTAGTCTTCTTATCAATAATAGGCTCACGCTTCTTATCATCAAAGTAGCCTTCGTGTGTAATAATAGTATTACTTACGCCGTTATACTGTGTTACATTTGGAGCAATTAGCTGTGCAAAGTCACCGTCTGTACTAATAATAATATGATTATCATTAGGATGTGATTGTATCCAACCTGCAATAAGATCATCTGCTTCTAGTTGTCTATGCTGAATAACAGTACAGTTAGTCTTGTCTGTCATAAAGTTCTTAAACTCGTCAAAGATCTCCCAAAACGCTGTGTCTTCTTCACTCTCTTGTACTGTTAACTTATCACGAGCAACTTGTCTATTACGCTTGTAAGGCTCGTAATAGTCTTTGCGCCAACTACGACCTTCTAAGCAGATCACAACATGAGTACCATCAAAGTCTTGCCAAGCTTTCTTAATGCTGTTTAATGTAATATGTAAAGCCATGCCGACCTTAGTGTCAATATCGCCACGTACTACATGCCTTGCACGAAAAAACGTGTTAGCAGTGTCTACTATGATATAATTTGCCATTAGTTTGCCTTTGTATAATTTATAGTATTAGTATTAGTATAGCACCAGATCTGGCTTGCGTCAATCATTATGATACTTCACTCTTACTTTTATTAATTGGCACTACATTAATATATCCCATTTCTCTTGCAGTGTTTAACCCTTCTTCACCTAGGATTTGCATAGCAATAGTTCTAAACCAACTATCTACAATTTGCTCGTTAGATTCTCCTGAATATCCTGCATCAAGTAGTTCTTCAATAAACTGATTATTCCAATCGAGCTCAAAGAAACCGTTCTTAATGTCCTCAGGATTAATCTGCGTATCTATTACAGCAACCCATGCCTTGCCCTTTTTAGTTGCTTCTTGCTTTTCTTTATCAAGAACTGCTCTTCGTTCGTCTTCATTAGTTACAGCACTCTCGGTAATCTTAGGTGTAACTCCTAAACTCTTTTTTAATTTATCCCACATTATAGTAATCCTTTTTGTCTCATCTCTTCTGGGCTCATAGGCTGCTTAATTGAAGCCTTCATTGCCCGTTCGTGTTGTTCATTTTTGTACTGCTCACGTACCCCATGCATTTCCGAATAAGGATATATGGAGCCTTGGGGTGAATCGCCATCCTTTTTCCATACAGACTTGCGCAACCTCTTGAACGTTGAGAACATACTCTTCCGAGCGTCCCCCAAGCGGCATACAATATACTGGACACTCAACGCCGATGTCACGATATGCTTGAACAGCCCGCCCAGCTTCGTCAATGTCTGCACGATCAGCAACGACAAATTTAAGATAAATGTCACTGCCAGCAACAGTGGAATAATTAAGAGCAACATCAGGACGTATAGCGTCCTCCCAAGATTCTCCACTAACGCTGAGTTTAGGGCTACAACTCCATGTGACTGTAATTCTGTCACTGTCATTGAGATAGTTGTAGAGGTCGTCGTGTAAAACTTGTGTAGTGTTTGTTTCAAATGTGACATTTTTTAAATCCTTCATTCTAGGGTGTTCGAATAACTCGACATACAGTCGTTGCCAAGCAAGCAGCGGCTCGCCACCTGTCATAATAAGATGGATATCTTGGCCGTTATCCATAGTCCACTTACCTTCCGGAGTAAGCGATAGTAGATGTTCTACTACTTCTTCAATCTCTGCAAGTTTGTTAAAGTCTTTAAACTCAGGATAGATACTTGCATAAGTGTCACACCCTGTATGAATGATAGGCAAATCTGTAAACTTTTCAGTTTTAGCAATAATACCACCATCAAGCAAGTCTTTTACTTCCTGATTGTATCGTTGTCCTGCTTCGTGTTTCTCTGCACGACTAGGTTCATCTTTGCCAAGTCCAAAGTTCATACAACGAAAGTTACAACCGAATGTGCGTAGGAATACACTAGGTACTCCTACAAACTTACCTTCGCCTTGTACGCTATAAAACGCTTCTGAATATCTAAGTTTCATAATGGAAGACTCCCTGTCCAAAGTTCATTTGCAAGACTAATCATACCCATAGCAAATACTACTACAATAAAAACTTGTGCCATACGCACTGCAATATAATCACCCATTAGCAACTAAACTCCTGTTGTAGTTTAATGTTGTCAAAGAACTCTTTCTTTGTACGCTATAAAACGCTTCTGAATATCTTAGTTTCATTCTACAGTCTCCTTAGACGATTTAATGTATGCCACATGTTGTGTAATTTCACTTGCTTGTAATGATTTTACACCTTCATATGTAGACCCGCCAAGCATATTCATTCGGACATACACTCCATGTTGATGCAACGCCGCCCAAGTTTTGTTTAGAGAAATTATATCTTTATTAAGTTGTTTAACAAGTTCTATTACTTTAGGATCCTTCATCGTGCAAACTCCTGTTGCAATTTAATGTTGTCAAAGAACTCTTTCTTTGTACCTGCATCGTCCTTAAAACTACCTTTAAGCACAGTTGTTTGTGTAAGACTGCTAGTTGCCATAATTCCTCTGTTCTCACAACAGCCGTGTGTTGCTTGAATGTACACGCCTAAGTGTTCTGCACTAGTTGCTGCTTTAATCTCGCGGGCAATATCGTTTGCAAGTTCTTCTTGCAGTGTGCCACGTCGAGCGCACCACTGTGCTAGGCGTGTGTATTTACTAAGACCAATTAGTTTGTCTGCTGCAATAATACCAATATAAGCTACGCCGCTCACGGGCTGGTGATGATGCGAACACATACTTTTTAGCTCTGAACGCACTACTAGCATGCCTTCATAACGATCATCACTGTCATTAGGAAATGCTGTTGCACTGGGCGCCGGGTCATAGCGTCCTGCCATAATCTCATTGTAGTACATTTTAGCAAGTCGATGTGCTGTGCCCTTGCTGTTAGGATCTTGATATCTATCAATTACAAGTGCGTCTAACACACTTTCAAATGCTGTAGTTGCTTCTCCGATAAGTGCTTCTTTATCACCATCGTGCAACACTGCACTAATATTGTCGCCAGCCCAATAGCGTTGTTTTGCCTGTACCAGGCGGGCTTTAATTTCTTCACTTTTACTCATTTAATTCTCCGATGTTTAGGCAGTGGATTGCCGGTAGTAATACAATGCACAATATAACTTATATTATACATTGTATTTAGGTTTATGTCAAGCACTAAAATATTTTGTTAACATTTCTAGTCTATCATTTGCACCAGCCATTTTATCAAGTTCTTCTTGAATAGCTTCTACAATATCACTATGCTCACCAATACCTGTAGCATTGTTCATGTAAACCATAATGTTGGTCTTTGCTCTTTCGAGTTCGCCTTCGGCATGCATACGTGCTGCTTTTACTAATTGTTCTTGCAAGTTCATTTCCTTTCCTTAATATGATTGCATTGATGGAATGACGCCTCTAACGCCACCCTTTGGGTTGTCTGTGTCGCCGTCTCTTCTAAAGATAAGGTGTACATGAGGATACATGCAAGTTTGTCCTGCACTTTCTCCCATATTTAGGCCAATATTATAACCTGTAATATTATTGTTCGAGAGTATGTTTTGATTACCCATTGCTTGTGCAAAGTTAAAACATTTTAAAATACATTCTTCAGTATTTAATTTAGGTACTACTAATGTATGACCTTGAGTAACAGGATACATGTCGTTATACACAACAAATTCTTTAGTATCAATCTCTACATTAGTCCACGGTGCTCGACCGTCTACTTGTGCCTTAGCTAGTGTATCAGTACTCACCGACATTCTCCCAAGGATAAACAAGCCATACATCTTCTTCTGCTTTGTTAATTTCGTGACAAGTATATCGTACTTGACTAAAGTCGCTTGCTAGGTTTTCTGTTAGTGTAGCAAACCGAACATTCTGATCCCAAACTGTATCCCAACTTTTATCCATTGGCAAACAACCCGAAGGCCAGTCTTCCTTGATCCAATTGAAAGTAGCACCAGTATCATTAATATCATCTACAATAAGGATGTTCTTTGGTTGTTTTTTATAACCAAATGCATCTTCTGCCATCCAAAGATTACTTTCTGGACCTTGTTCATCGTCACGTAAGCTTACTTTAAGTGCTTCGCAACGTATACCTGTCATGTTACTAATAATAGTAGCAGGTACATTTCCGCCGCGTGTTAGTCCGACAATATAATCAGGACGCCAGTTGTCTGTGTACATTTGGTTAACAATGCTCACACACATGCGTTCAACGTCAGTCCAGCTGTAATAATGTTTCTTAATCATTTGCCTTCCTTTGATACTTTTTCTGCTTTAGTTAGTTTGTTGTTCCAAGTACTATTGCTAATACCTAGTTCGCTGGGCATTGGCTTTGTTTTGCCTTTAGTAATCTCACCACCTTTAGCAAGAAACTCTGCCTTCATTCGTTCTAGTTCATCGTCTTTAGGTTTTGCATCGTGATTCATACTCATGTGTTATCTTCTTCCTTGCCTTTGTAATCTTGTTCTACTAATTTATATACAGTTTGAAAGTTTTCGTATGCTTTTGCAAGTGCAGGATATTCATTACACATAGCATTTACAGTATCTACATCAGGCAATGTTTCAGTCCACAATGTAGGAACAATTTTAATGTTATCATAGTCAAACGTGAACTGATCATTTGATGAAGTAGCATAACCATTAAGATCAATTGTGTCAGTTGAGATATTGCTAATAGTAGTAATACTATCTAAATTAGAAGAAGTAATAAAACTACTGTCAGTATTCATAGTGTAATCACTCAGATCAATTGTAATTGTATCAACTGTTGATTGCGTCATATAATGCTTCTCCACTAAAAAATTCTTTGTTAAGTTTTGTGCGTTGCTTTTCTAATGACACTTGCAAGTCATTATAGTTTTCCATATAGTTTACAATCTGTGCAACTACCTTATCTCGGTTATGCAAGTAAGCATCGTAGTTCTCAGTCCATTCACTTGGATATTTAAACTCAGGTAATGCCATTTCACTGTAGCTTAGCCTATCAGGTACCATAGGAATAGCATCAACTAATGCACCTTCATACCAACTAATACCAAGTGTTTCCTGCAAGTTAGCTGAGAACACCATCTTAGCTTCACCTAGTAGGTTATGATATTCATTCTTTGAAAGTTCTTGTTCTTGACAAACAACAAATTCGTATTGCGGTAACCGTTGTGAAAGATCTCTAAAGATTTCAACTTGCTTCTCAGGAGCAACACGATGCGGAAACAAGATCAAGTCTCGTTTTTCCATACCTTTGTAACTAGTTAGGCTATCTTTAAGATACTCCATAGGCCAACCTACACGATGTATTCCAGTCCATTCAAGTGCATAGTCTTCGTCAAATGCATCTGTAAACATATCAATATGGAATTCACTTGCAAAGAAGTTGTCATCATAACATTCAAACATTGCCATTTCAGCATGTCTTACCCAAGGCGCATCACCTATTAGTCTACCAAGGAAATCATGAGGATCATAGCTACCAGCATGCCATAAGCCACCGATGTTAACGTCAACGCCTAGAAGTTCTGCCATATACTTTAATTGTATAACAGTAGGGTTCCAAGCATCAGTGTATAAGAAATAGTCACCATCGACAACTTGTCCATTGCAGAACATTTCACCGATAGTTTCTAGTTGTTTACTTTTGTAAACATTAGTACCACCAAAGTTAAGAAAAGCCCCAGGCGTAGTTGCCTGAGGCGTTTCCCCTCCACTAATAACCACAATATCTTCATTTGTAGCTCGTTGCAGTTGTTTAGGAAGATATTCTTTCCACTGTTTAGTGTAACGTGTATCTACTGCTTCGATGTCTACAATAAAGATTGTCATAATTAATAACTCCGGGTAGTATTATTGTGTGGTTTTGTATTCTGCCGCTTTGAACGACGGTTCGGATCGTAGTTTGCACCTGCACGGACCTTTGCACGTATCCATCCCTGATACTTTTGATAGGCAATCCAAACAGGTGAGTTACTTTTGTAAAGATCTGCTTCATTAAACACTTTGCCTTCGAAGCGACAATAATCTCTAAATTGATCGAGATCGTTAAACACTTTGTCTACGGTTGGGTTTGCAATTGTCATAATATATTCCTCTTGTTATGACTGGGGGTAAAAAATTGAACAGCCGTTTTCGCCATCTTCGGCAACATCAATCTCCACAAATCGGCTAGGGTATTTTGCAGAAATCTCTTTGTACAAGTCATCTGCGATCATTTCGCAGCTCTTGTGATCCAGTTGAATTACATCTTGTGCATACAACCGTTCCATCCAGCGTTTAAACTGAATAAACTCAATATCGCGATCGTTGTGAAACACTTCGATGCGTACTTTAAAGTGAAAGATATGACGATGTGGAATGCCTAGGAATGATACATCATCCCAATCGCCGGTTGCTAGTTTAGGATCAGTGTCCGCACCAGGGTACATATGTACACCTTCTTTGCGGAATGTAACCCAAATACTTTTTGTAGGTTCTGTCATAGTTCTTTCTTCTCTTGTTCTGCGTAAAATATAATTATGATAGCGTTCTTGCATATTACTAGTATACTTTCACTTTAACACTTTGTCAAGGCCATATTTGCTCCAATCCGTAAATTTATTACGGTCCATCAAATCATGCAGGCTATGGCACCAAACGCCTGGATTAGATGCTTTAAAATCTTTGTCATCGATTTTAATCATTGTATTATAATTCCACTGTGCTACATATGGAACTACAACACGAAGTTGTGGAATAAAGTTGTCACTTTCAACAAGTCCGCCATCTAAAAACCATTCTAAGTTAATAGTACTCGGAATATCTAAACTGCATAAGATACCTTGATCTGTAAATGCACGGATCATTAGATCCCAGTCTTCAAACTCTTCTGAAGTAACTGGCTTGTAACTGTGATTAGCACCAAAGAAGATATGTTCGCATTGTTCTTCTTTGTAATACTTCATTACTTCGTTAAAGTCTTGTATGCCAGTAACAAACAATGTCTTCATTCCAAACGCAGGAGTCTTTTCAACTTCTACACCTGTAAAAAAGATAATGTCGTTTGCCTTTCCTGTGTCGTAATCTCGCTTCACTTTGTTTCCTCAAAAAATAAGTTAGTTTGTTTAGCTTGATTAGAATAAGTTTTCATCTTCTTCATAGCAGCCGGAGTAATACGGAACTGATAATAACCATTAGATTGCATTTCAAGATATGCCCAGTCTCCAGCAACATATTGCGGTTCAAACCCAGTTTCTACAATTTGTGTTCTGCAAAAGTTGTAATCTTTTTTTAGTTTTTCTTGTATGAATGGATGTGTAAAATTATAAACTTTAGCTTCAGTAACAATACTACAAGTATATTGCTCACCTACAGGGCTATCATCTTTGTATTCAACTCTGTACTGCTTTTGTACTTTATCGTGGATATTGCTGTTTTCCCATTCAGTGTTTATAATATCAATAGGTAACATTGCACCGACAGTATGTCCACTAGTGCTGTCAACTAATCTTGTTTTTATTTCTAAGTGCAATCCTTTTAGATCAATACCTTTGCCACGGTTTAAACTATAACCATTGCGTTTCATTATATATTCAACATATCTGCCTATGTTTCCGCTTTCTTGTGTCATAGGAATACGATCGCCTACTTTGATTGCGTTGTTTAACTTTGTTACATGTAGTGTCATTCTAGACCTTTCTGTACTAGGTATGCGTTTATACGATGCATTTCATCTTTTAGATAAAGTTTCATAGTTTTCATTCTACGAACTTCGTCGGTGATTGTTTGATTATTATAACGCTTAATTAGCTCGTTGTCAAGTTCTCTATGCTTACGTTCTAGTTCGTCGTAGTGTGCGCGAAGTTTGTCTTCTGTATTATCATAGTTGCTCATCCTGGAGTTCCTCTAATTTAGTTTCATCTAGTTCAGTGTCATCAACTTCTGGATCAACCTCATCAAACAGCTCATTAAATTTAGGTTTAGCTGATATTGTCTTTTTACCAATTGCTCCGCGTGTTCCTGGAACTTGCATCCAATATGCACGATAATCTATAATTTTAGATAACGATAGTTCTTTAGTGGGCTGGGCAAACACTTCATTAATCATGTCACGTATTGATTGTTGATCAAACTTACTACCTAATAACATCTTAGGAGTATTGCCATCATCGTACTGTCTATTTGCTTCTTGTACAGCATTAATGTGTGTCCATACGTTATGGCCCATCTGTATAGCATAACTAAAGCTATCCCAGCTCGTTGAGTCTCTGCCACGTACAGTTGTATTACCGTCTGCATCTAGTAAAGGATTGCCTTCTTTGTCTAAGTCAACACCGCCTTTAAGTACTTTAATAGTACCAATTTTATTAACATCACCGACTGCATATGTGCAAATATCATTAACTAACAACCCATCAGTTACTGGGCTATCTTCAAACGTCTTAAAAATTCCATCTTGTGTAGTAGCGTCTTTAAATGTGCGTGTATCAGTAGCATATTTTAGTTCGTCTACACTAGGCACCATTCGGTAAGTCCATTTACCTTTTTCTGGTGTTTCAACCGATGTGTATACTTGTCCGTTTGCTGTAGCAAGGAAAGGGCTAGCACAGTCAAAGGTAACCATAAACGTTGGGTTATAGTGTTTGCGCACAGCTCGTTGTACGTCTGTTAGTAACGTGGCCCACTCTAGTTTACTTGTGCCTAGGAAGTGCATTACATCGTGTATACCGCTTTGTAGTAAGCCGTCGTAATGACATGTAACAATACGTTTAAGTACAAGTTCAACATCGCACATGTTTTGACCACCCATTGACCACCCGTTAAAGTGATTGTCTGGATATTTAACTGGATCGCAATAGTCCTTCATTTGCTCGTACCAGTCTTCTGCATCATCAAAGTTTTCACCTTGTAGAACGTTTAAGAATTTACACGCACCTGTTCTATGCTTCATCCAATATTCGTTGTTATACTTTGTAGCTTCAACTGCATCTTGGTATTCACTAATACCTGTTGCTAAAGCGCCTGCAGGTGAGCGCGATACCCACGCTGGAATATCAAGAATCATACCGTAGTCTGCATATGCATCCATCCAGCGTAATACTGCATCACGCTTCTTTTGTGCCATATCAAGTCTGCTCTGATATTCTTTTACAAGATCAACTGTAATACTTTTTGTAGTTACCTTGCCGTCCTTATTAGATGTTTCAACTGTCCGAATTTCGGTTCCTCTGGCAACACAGTCTGCCATTTTATCTTTAACAAACTTGCTGTTAGGATCTTTCCATTCGCCTTCCCAGACACCTTTACCAATTTGGAAGCCACCTGAGTCTCCTAGTAACCAAGTGTTTTCTCTATCTCTGTTACGGACCATGTCTTCTTTAGGACTATGCTTAGTAGTGTCTAACTCTGCATGTCCTGCAGAGTAGAGCGTCCACTTGTATGTGAACGCTCCTTCTTTAGCATTAAGATAGTTAAGACTTTCCATACCATTTGCAAAGTTGTTAGGCATACGTGTATCGGGAACATAAGGACCGTCGACAGGATCAGGATAGCGCTGCTTGCCCACATAGGTAGCATAAAAGCCACTAAGTGCGGGCAAAAAGTGTGCATAATCTTGTTGTGCTATTGTTAGATCTTTATTCATTTAATTTCCTATTAAATTCTGTGATATTACCATCATGCTCAGCCAAATCCACAAAGTATTAAATCCAACTAGTGTAGGCAATAGTTTTTTATTGCTTGCCCAAATAAGAGACAAGCTAGTAACTAACGCTACAAAATATAATTGCCAAATGTTATTTCCAAAAATAAGTGCTGGGATAATAATTGCTGCTTTTGCAATCCAACTTGCTGCTTCAATAACATTATAGTTGGTCCAGTATTCTCTAGTAAACCAGAGCTTGTAACAATCTATAATGTTGCGCCAACCGGTAACAGTATAAATGAAACTAGTTAGCGCCAACCAACTTAGGATTGCAAATGTTATTTGGTCCGTTGTCATAAATTACTTACTCTGCGCTGGAAGAATATAATTATATTTTGCTATACCACTATCGACACTAATTTGCATTGCACCCTGGTCACTAATGCTCATTGTAACATCACCAGTTAAGCCTAAGATTGCCTGTACTTGTGATACTGGCCAACTCCATGTATGCTTTAATTCGTTATCAACAGCATTTTGAAATACAAAGCTACCAACATGAGTACTTGCATCGCCAAAGCTAAACACTAGATCAGTTCTGCCGCCAGTAGTTTCTGTTTTAACATTAAATGTAGGCTCTTCAGAATGTGCAGCACTTTGCAATTTCATTCGACTAATTGCACTCATTTCTGGGTTAAAAGTAACGTTCCATGTAGCACCTTTAAACTTTACTGTTTTAAGTTTTTCTTCAATTATTGCTTTGTTCATAAAGCGATAATCATTTTCAAAATCACCAACTTCATTTTCAAAGTGAATATGTGTCGGAATAACTTCTCCATTGCGTTCTGCGGTAACTACGTCAATCTTAGCATCTTTTTGATACTCAGGATTCTTTAGATGTAGTGCCAACTTATCTAAGTTAGGCATACCAAATGTACCGTCTGCAACCCGATGTGTAGTTGTTGCTGATAAAATAACACTGCGGTCATCTGCCATTGCTTCAACTATTGTTGATTCATTATCATTAGTAACTTTAACTAATGACAAAAATCCTAGTGCGTGAGTATGTGCTACTACGTCTTGTAAAATATCTTTCATGCTTTTTCTCCGTTTATAATGTTTATTATATTGCCTTTATTGGCGTTTGTCAAGTATTTTTCTATACTATATTTAGGTTTAAAACCAAGTGCCTTCATTTTTTCTATGTTAGCACAAGTGTATTCTCGCTCGTTCGGGGTATTTAGACGCACTGGAACATTCGGTGCTAGGTCTTGAACACGAATCGGAACCCCACTTCCGACATCAAGTACACCTTTGACGTGATCGTGGTATATTAAAATGTTAATAGCATCAATCACATCATACAAGTGTACAAAATCTCTATAATGCCTTGTAACATACTCTAGTTTGTCATTAAATAGTTTGTCAAAGAACATATTCTTTCTTGGTGTATCTGAATACACTGTGTGAAAACGCATGCCTAGTGTATTAGGATAACGTTCTGCAAGTTCTTCTAGTATATACTTACTCGCCGCATACGGGTTCAAATCGGGCTCGTACGCACTCGAACTGCTCGCATACAGTATGCGTGTATTCTCATAACGATCAAACAAGCGCCTACTTGCTTCTACGTTATTCATCCAATATGCTGCTGGATCATTAATACTTTCACGCACACCCGAACGTCCTGCTAAGTGTATAATTAAGTCAAACTTAATATTTGGAAAGTCGCAAGTTAATAAGTCAACTCCATCTTGTAAATCAATGCCTGTCACAGTATGATTAAGTTCGAGTGCTTTTATTAGACTAGAGCCAATAAATCCTTTATGACCCGTTAGTAGAATATTCACGTAGTTTCTCCCATGTATGTTCCCAGTCTCTAACTTGATGTGAAAATCCTAACTGGTATTTTTGTAATGCATCAGCTAGCGGCTTATCGTTGCCACCGTCAAACATTGCATCACCGTAGAAGTGTATAGTATCGTCTTCTTTAAAGTCTCTTAGTATCTGTGATTTATTAGCGCCACACGGAGCAATGTCAATGCCTGTCTCACCACCTACAGTTGCTTGTAAGTCAGGAAACATTGTATTAAATGCGTTTGCTATTTTGATACGCTCGTTTTCTTTTGCATCATAATCTGCATATTGTTTACGTTCGTATAATGAAGCGTTGCGTCCTACAACACTAAAGTTAACCATGCCACTGCGTTGTTCAATATGATTACCTGTGCGTATGCTAAACGGACTTTCATATTCGCAACTAATTAAAAATGTTCTTGCTAGATCAGGTAATGTCCATCCGCTTTTAAGTATATTTGTTTCAGCATCCCAAACATCGCTGCCTGAACATTGATAAACACGTTTACACAAGTTGTAAGTCGGCTCACTGATTTGTTCAACTGTTTTAGGCTTGTCACTACCAGTAACTAGATACACATCATTCTGTAAACAGAACATGTTAAAGAACATTTTAAAGTCTAGATCAATAATACCGCGACTTGGAGTTAGTGTGCCGTCTACATCAAATATAAATTTGTTCACTTAGGTCCCTCGCAAAATGCATATTCGTCTTGTGTAAATTCTTTAGAAATTTCTACCCAATCTTGTACATATTCTATAGAAGTAGCATAATCTGCATAACGTGTTACTTTAGGGTCGTCTAGTCCAATAACTGTACTAATAATCAATAGTGTCCACATTATGTATTTCCTTGTTCTGATACTCTTTTGCGTAAATCACTTGAACTAAATCTGTGGTCACGCTTGTTAAAATGCAGGTCAATATCGCGGCGCCTACAAATATCCTTACCTGTAAAGTCTTTGTCACGATACTCCTCTCCTAATATTCTAACATCAATATTGTACATTGTCAAGATATCTTCTAGGTCCTGTTCTGTACCATACGGAATGATTTCGTTTACATAACTTACTGCTTTAAGTTGTGTATAACGCTCTACAACAGTTTGTATAGGAGCGTTCTTTTCTGGACGATCTGTACTGGGATCAACTTGTAATCCGCAGATTAAATAATCGCATTGTTCTTTTGCTTCACGCAACATTTGTATATGTCCTGCATGCAAGAGGTCGAACGTAGAGCAAGTGAATCCTACTATCATTTGTGATTCCTCTTACCATCAAACACGCATATAAACTTTAATCCAAAGTCTGTATTATTATGTACTTTGTGGAATACATTGTCTTCTATTAGTACAGTGTCACCTGCTGTAACATCAAAAATGTTATGATCAAGTTCCATTTGTCCGCTACCGCTTACAAACATATATACTTCTTCTTGTCCTGCATGTCGATGTCCAGTTGTACTTTTCTTAGCTGATAATAGCGTACTACTCACAACTAAATTGTTTAGTTCTGTATTATCTTTTACAATGTAACGAGCATCGTCTTTAACAACAACACCGTCAATGTCCCAGTTTTCATATTTCATTCATTATCTCCTTTAGTTCTACTAACTTTTCAATAACTTCTTCAATAGTATTTAGGTCTTGCTCGCTCTCAGTGTCAATTTCTATCTCTAGTTTGATCTTCATCTTATTCTCCGAAGTCAAACAAACTTGAGAATGTGTTATGACGCTTAGTATCTTCTAATGGATAGTTAAGCACACCAATTAAGTTGTCTAACTTATTATCAATAATAGTTTCTGCCATTGCTGTATCATCAAATGGTAGTTCTTTGAACCATTCTGGCAATCTCTGCAAATCTGTCGGATACGCAACACTTGTATATCCTAGCGGATTAGGCTTTAGTTTACAAACAATAACCTTCATACCGTCTACGACTTCTTCGCTATACTTGTCACCGTTCATACGTTTTAGTGTGTTCCAGTTAATACTTGCTCGAACGTGACCAGGCATGTTTGCTTTGCCTTGCTTTTCTTCTAAGCGTCTGTAGTGTCCAACTTTGTTTGCACGTTTGGGACTACCTTTCTCCCAGCCTGGACGCTCGTGGAACTGCTGACGGAATTCTGTAATACGCTCAAGTACATCTTCACGCGGCTTATCAGTAAGCACCATAAGTAATAGCTCACTTAGAAACTCCTGCATAAACACAGGTGTATCACTCCTGCGCAAGTCCAATCCCATAGCTTTTACTTTACCTGCCTTGCCGTCAATGTCTGTTCTAAAACCTTCAATATCAACCACTAGTGCAGCATACCGTTTTTTAGTAATAAACAACCCGCTTTGTGCAACAATTTCTCTAGCTGCCGCAATAACGTCTGATCTACTCTTTGGACAATGGAATGACTTCTGCATCATATCTGGAAATGTTACGTTTGCTGCTTCACATACTTGATCATATAATGTAATAACATTCTCTTTACTCCATGGAATTTTTCCTGCCTCAACTTCTGTTTTTAAAGCAGGCCAAGCACTAAAGTAACAACTGTCAGTATCACCATATATCATTGCTTCGCCGACATGATCATACACACCTGTAATGGTTTTATTAACTTCGGCACTCATGTGCTTAACAATAGTACGACCTGTAAGTGTAGTTGATTGTCCAATACGTTTGTCAAAGAATCTACAACCTGGATTAAGAATAGCACCATACAAACTGTTAAGCAAAATCTTCTTAACTAGCTGTCGCTTATCCCAATACTCAATCTCTGCTTGGTTTCCTGCATCCTTTGCTTTCTTTAGTTTCTTTTGCAATTCCTTACGCTCTGCATACCAACGCTTTAGTAGCCCTGGAATAACACCTTCAAATTCTGTAGTAAAGATAGTACCATTTGCACTAAGCATCCAAGGTTGATTGCTGTCAAAAATTACTTTATGGATTTCAGCACCACTTAGCACATCACTCCGACCGTCTTCCCAGTCAATAGTAAGTGAAGTATCTTTACGCTTGTCCATAACAGCATCATACTCTTCAGTAGCAAAGCGTCCTTCCCAACTACCAGCAAAGCTCTTCTTTTTTAAGCCCATGTCTTCAGTAACACGAGCATCACTAATCTCTGGACGTATTTGTCCTATAACAGTTTCTGGAGCCATATTCAATGCGCGAATTACTGATGGATACAGTGAGTTCAAATCCATTGAACCAATCCACTTGTGTAAGCCCTTTTTAGGAAATGCAACATATGCACCTGCAGCTTGAGTATTTGCTTCGTCGTCTCTATTTTTACGATTTTGTACTTGCAATCCACGATTATGTGCTTCATTAACAATACCTTGCTCAGTAACAGCTACTGCGCCCATTGTAGTTTGAATAAGAACTGTATTTTCATGTGCAATAGTATTTGATAGATCAATAAATCTTAGTTTTTTATCTAATTTATCAAGTAATGCAGTATCTTGAATGTTATATTCAATAAACTTACGGAAGTCATTGTTATATAATGCGTCAAGTGTTCCTTCATACGGGACTTTGTTCTCACCTACTTCGATCTCACCAATAGCATCTAGTCGATATGTGTGACGCTCTTCGTATGTGTACTTGCGATATAGATTAAGACTGTCTAAGTGTACACGCCCTACTAAATCAAACGTTTCACTTTCCTTGCCAAATTTTTCGTACATACGCTTCTTAGGAAGCTGACCCCACAAGCAGAATCTACGTGTGTCATCTTTGCTTAGTACTCTTGCAGTCCTGTTTACAGTATACGGAATATCATATCCTTCACTGTTCCAACCTGATAAGATGTCACTGTCTTCAATTAGTGTTAAGAAAGTGTCAATCATCTCGCCTTCTTTTTCAAACAGCATTACATTGTCAATGCCTTCAAGTGTTTTCTTTGCTTCGTCCATTGTAAGTGTCTTGGGCGGAACTGCCAAACACACCATTGTTTCAAGCCATTGCAAGTAAACAGATATAGATGTAATAGGCATAAACGGATCACTAGGATCAGCAAAGCCTCGCTCTGGATCAAAGTCAGTCTCAATGTCAAAGAAAGCAATGTTTAGTTTAGGAGCATCTTGATTAAGATAGTTTTCACTTAAACACTGAAAGATAGGGTTAATATCGCTTTCGAATAACGTTTTATCTCTATTAATAGCAACTTCTTTACGGAAGTCTTTTGTACTTTTACATACAATACGACTTAGTGGATCGCCATACACACTTTTGTACTTGCCTTGCTGGTCCTTATAATAAAATGTATATTTGGATTGATATTCACGGTAAATTCTCTTTCCGTCCTTGCGTTCAACTGCTCGAATAATATCGGCGTCTCGGTCAAACATTGCGTCTACATAACTCATTCATTCTCCTTGTTGCTTATGGCCAACTAACCGTATACCTGTTCGTAAAGTGAACGACTCTGTGTTATATATTATAGCACGAATAGTTGTATAAGAGCAAGTGTATTCATTACTACAAACCAACTACATAATACAATAACAAATGCTGCTTGCCTAATAACAGCACTAATTACACCTAGTAAACTTCCTATTAAATACATAGGAACAAATATCTTAGTAGCGGGATCCATGATAGTAAACGTTAGAACAGCACTTGCCCCAATAAGTAGCATTGCTTCTATCATTTCACAGTAAAACGCTACAGGACTAGTCTTGTAACTGTTCTTAAAAAACTTTGTAATTTTAATAATCACTTATCGACGCCAACCGTGGATACCAATGTTTCAAGGTCATCAAATGCATCTGCATGCTTTTCCCAGTCTCGTTTTTGTGCAATCTTAATTGCTTTGTTAATTAAAGAAGGCTTAATGTCGAGTTCTTCTGCCACTGCCTTAACAGTGTCTTTAAGGCCTTCATTTAGATCCTCAATCTCTTGCAGTACTGTTACGCCTTCCTTAACAAGACGTTCTAGTTTTGCCTTTTCTTCTGCACCGTAGGTACGATCACTCATAAAAAAACTCCTATTTAATTTTATATTACTAGTTAAGTATACAGCATTAAATAGGAGTTGTCAAGTGTTTTTTTAATTATTGAGTGTTTATGCTGGAACGCAGTTATTAACTCGGACGCCGCCCTTCATTTTAGTTTTAGGGCTACCAATTTTCTTACCCTTCCAACATTTTGGATCTAATCGTTGCTTGTCTTCGTCAAATTTATCTTCTGTAGCTTTTACATTACCACATTCATTGCAAGTCATCTCAGACTTTTTTTTTAAAGATTTCTGTACACGTTCTGATAATGATTCTGTATAGTTTTCTTCAGTAACTGTCTTCGTTCTGTTCATCACGTTCTTTGTTGTCTTAGATTCTGCAAATTTCATGTCATAGTCCATAGCGTGATATACACTTGATATATCATCTGCTGCTGTGGTAATCTTAGCTTGCTTCCAGCCTTCGATACCTTCTGCTTCGGATACACTCTTTAACATGTCGTGTAGTTTGATAGCATACTTTGCTAGTTTGTATAGATCAGCACGAGCCATTTGTACTTCGTGATCTCTTTCAGCTATTGCAGCTAAATCGCCTAAACCTTCTTTAACTTGTTTTGTCATTTGTTTCTCCGGAATACCTTATTAATAGTATTTATCTTTTGACAGTGCCGCCGCCCATTAAATTGTTGCCCAATTCAAGTGCGTTCTTAGCAGTGCCGTCTTTGTTTTTCTTTTGTGGAGCAACAGGTGCACCATTCTTTCGTTTAATTTTAGCATTAGCACTTGGAGGATTAGCAACTGCCGCAACATCGCCTGCTGTAGTAGTTTCGCTTATGCGTTGTTTTACTATATCCAACATCTGGCTATCATTAGTGTTTAACCAAATTATAATATTTCTATTTTTCATAAGCCACGCTTTTAATCCTTTAGGATCATTTTTATACTTTTCCATAGCTTGATCTAGTGCAATTTTTTCTGGATCTTCTTTTTTTGGTTGTTTACCAAACAGTTCGGCAGCAGCACCTTTAAGGGGATCTAGGAGAGCATCTGATTCGTTGCCTTCTGTTTGCATAGATTGTACGTCTTGTTTTACAAAATCTACTATAAATCCAGGCTCGTGTCTAGCAACCTTCATTAGTCTTGCTGCTTCAGGACTATCAACTGGACCTGCCATTGCTTGCTTAATTAAGCTCATCTGCTGTTGAGCATTTTTCATTGTTTTGTTGCCGCCGCCAAATTTTTGGATTTCTCTGCTTATTTCGATTAACTCCATATAGAGGTCTATCAAGAATTTGCCGCCTTGTTCTCCATTGAATGGACGATTTGGATCACTTGCTATTTTATTTTTGAATGCAAGATTTTCGTATCTTTTAGAAATTATCGTTGCCCTATCAATTAAGTCTTGAGGTTTTACTCGCCCCATCATATTGGATATTTTTTTGCCTAAGTTAAATTCACTTATTCCTTTATTATCTTCGTTCATTTTGTTCTTTTCGTGGCAGTCGCAATGTTCGCATTCAGGTCCGCATTTGCATTCTGTTACAGGCTTGCCGCAACATGCTTCTGGACACATTTCTACTTTTGCTTCTGTTATTTCAAATATTTTCATTTGGATTGTCCTCTTCTCATATTTAGTTGCCAGCGAGCCAAGCGCCCTTTTTCACCGCCCGACTTAGCTGCTTTTTCAAGTTGTGCTATTGTAGCGTTTTTTGGAATACCTACACGCTGTGATAATCCTTTACGACCTGGGTTCTTACCATCAGCAAAGTTTTCTTCTACCGGTGCATCCATGTGCTGTTTGATATCTTTAGCTGTGCGTTCAAACTTATGGTCTTTGTATTTAAACCCAATACCGCCAGCTGCTTCCCAAGCATTAATATTAACACCATAGTCGTCAATTAATATATTAGGTGTTCCGTCTTTTGCTGTAGCAAATTGTGGTTTATTGTGTGTAACAAATACTTCTTTAGGAGGAAAAAATGCTAGATTCTTTTCTACCCAAATGCGCTTATGTTTTTCTGAATTTGGATCATCTGCTAAAGGACTAGTACATATACTATATTCGCCTTTGACTTGTTTAATTAAGTTAAGTAAATTCTTTGCTTCTGGCAATATAGGTAACCGTAACCAAAAGTCATCTGTATCTCTTATTTTTTGCAATGCATCGCTAATGTCGTGTTGCTTATCAATATCAGTAAAGTGATCAACCTGCATTAGTTTAGCCCACTCACCAAAGAAGTCTGCAAGGACACCGTCCATGTCTACGTATATTTCTGTAGCACTGGCAATTTCACCAATAGCTTCTGCAAGATTTAAACTTTCTTCTAAACCTATAAACGATTCAGTTGTTAATACGTCTTTAGCAGTTTTTTCAGCATCCGCGCCTTGTGGGTGTTTAGGATTAATGCCAACTACATTTCCGTTCATTAGTTCACTAATATTAGCACTACGACCTACTTTATCTAATACTTGATGTAGTTTGTCCTGTGGATCGTAACCGTTGGTCTCGTAACCTTTTTTGCCACGCACTTCTATACGCTTCTTTGTTTTGGTATCCATGATGTGTAATACATCAATTTCTTCGTCACGCTCTAATTTTAATTGGTAGCCTTCAGTAAGTCCTAGATTAAACAATACGTTAGTTGACTTGCCTTTAACTTTTTTACTTAGTGTAGGCGGAACGCCGTCTTTGTCTACTGTATTACCAAATTTAGCAGTTTGTGTTTTGATCTCGTTTGGACCTACGTCAACAGTTGTGTTAACGCCTTTTACAATTCTGCCATCTTCAAATAAATCACGTAGTTTCATTACTTACGACCTCTAAATCCACTAGGCATATTTTGATTCATCATTTTAGGTTGACTGAACCAAAGTTTAAACCATTCAGCATCCCCTGGCTTGATATTATCTTTACGCATTTTACGAGCATTTGAATTTGCAGCATCACTAATGTTCTCAAGAGTGTACTCTGTGTAACCTTTAAATTCGTTTACACCGGCAAGCTTCTTAAGTTCTTCAATACTACTATACATTATGCTTCTACTTCATCTCTAACGCCCATACCTTTACGCACAGCCGCAAACATTTCGTCTGCTACTTCTAGACGAGGAACTCCGCTTCTAAAGCCAGGTTGTTTTTTGCCATTTTCGTCTTCATAATCTTCTAATTTTCCTTCAGCAGCAAGTTTCTTTAATTTACTTGCGCTCATACCTTCAGCACCTTCTGCATCAGGATCACGCTCACCTGCACTTACTAATTTGATGCTATTAAAATTATACTCTTTACCATTGTAATCATTAAACAGTTTATCAAAACTTGCTATACGATCTGAGCCTGCTACATAGATAATATCTGTATATCCCAATGCTTCTAATTTTTGTAGCATTTGGATAGGTGTGCGTACTTCAGGATGTCCAATAGTAATTTCAGGGAAAAAGAATTTAGCATAACGCAATTTATCTGCAAATGCTAGCGGGTCTGTTTTAGGTGTTTGTGTTTGACTCAGGAACACATAGTGATCGCCTTGGATACTTTTAACTTTATCTACAAGCTTTGCGTGTCCAATAGTAGGAGGATTCATGCGACCGAACGCTACTACTGCTGTTTTGTTAGGTGCCTCAAATAATTCTCTCAGTCTCATTTATAATCACCATTCTTAACGTCATCCATACACTCACTAAAAATTTTGTCAATTAATGAATCGCGATCTTCTTGTGTAAACACATCTTCTGAAGATGCTCCTAGATCATATTTTGAGCAATAAGTGTCAATACCTTTGGTAATCATTGGAGTTAATTGTTTACGATGATTAATATTTTTACCATCTCTATGCATATCTGCAATTTTACTCATTGCAGGATAATAATCATGACGATAAAATTGTGGATCATTTTTCATCCAAACACTAGTATCATCTATTAAATCAAATCCTAGATCTTCGTTTTCTTGTACTTCAGTTACTTCGTATATCTTTACCATTTTCTGCAACTCCAATATCTTGCCTTGTGACGCGGCCCGGGATTATCACAGTTGTGTCTAGCACGAAAACTTCTTCTAGCCGCCGGATTGTTTTTACGAATACTCATAGTCTTACCTTTAACACTTGATCCGCCGTGTCCAAAGTTTACTTTAACTACATTGCCTTTAGGATTCTTTACATACACTTTAAACTTTTTAGTGTCGCCTTGCATAGGCTTGCCTAGTTTAACTTTACGTCCTTGGTACTCTGCTTCGTCGACAATGTCATCATCATTGTACCACATCTCGCCGTACTCTGCATAAAACTCATCGTCATCGTCGAATGTAACTTCGTCTAGCTCTTCACCTTCACCTGTAAATTCAATATCAAAGTCTTCATGACCTTCTGCAAACATATAGTTAGCTAAGTGATTTGCATATTCGTCTGCTTCTTCGTTTGTTAATTGTCTCGACAACGGAATTTGATATACACTAGCACCTTGTGCTGATTCGTGTAATTCGCTGCCCGGGAAGATACTTTCGTCTAAACTTTCGTTTAAACTATTATTCTTTTCCATTACTATGTATACAAAATGTTCCACGTTATTATCCTTATAGTGCTGCTATTCTAACTTTAAATGCTGCAAAGTCTGCACTTGCTGCTACTTCTGTTTTTAAGTCTGCTAAACTAATGTATCCTGGTATTGCTGCATTGTGTGTAACTTCGCCTGTTCCAGCATTGTAACCAAGTATGGTTGTCATTGTATCGTTTCTAATTGGAGTAATTACTAAACTATCTTCTTGGGTATTATTTACTGCAACACTAGATGCGCTTATTACAATTGACCTTGCGGCTTGATTTACGTTACCAGCATTTGCACCGATTGCTATAGCACTTTGACCTTGATTATTATACCCTGCCAATGGGCCAATTGCTACTGA